CACAAAAGCAGCACAAGATGCAATCATGTCTGATGGGCATGGCTTTGATCCAGATGCCAAGTACAAATCACCAAAAGTGCCAATTTCAAATATTTTCTTTTATCCATATTATTTGTACCACAAGATCAATGGCTTGAGATATGTTGAGAGATTTCCATTCTCAGCAACATTCTTGGTGATGTTCACTGATCTCTGGCATCTCTTTGGCACATTTCGTCATGTGTGTGTTGTCTGGCTTGCATGGCTTGTTGTTGGATCAACTGTGCTTGATTTCTTGATCTTGTATGTGATTGGTCTGATTGTTTTCAATATCTCTTTCAGAGTACTGAGGCTTGTGGATTAAAAAAATTATATATTTTTTCACTTGAATTGCACAACTTTGTGAAAAAGTAGTATATTTGAGTATTGAAAAACAACAAAAATGAAAAAGTCACAAATTATACCAGTAAAAGAGTTGAAAAATCACTATGAATCAATTGAGCATAATCTTGAACAATGTTCAAAACCAATGAAATCTACCATTAAAAAAACAGTGGTTTCAAAATTGGGATTTTCAAAAGTTACTGGGCTGTTATTAGAAACAATAAAAAACCCAAGATTTGACAAATCAAGAGTTGGAACAGTCAATCCAATATCTGGATGCGAATATTCTGAAACTGAATATCAAACATTAACCAGCTGGATTTTTGAATAAAATAAATCAACCAAGCCCAGCAGCAATGTTGGGCTTTTAAACTTTCAACCATGCAAGTAATATCACAGCACACCTTTGGCACTCACACCAAGACAGTTGTCAAGCATCAATCTGGGAGATGCTTTGACATTCACAAACATGATACTGAATCAGTGTTCATTGTCTGTGGTCATGGCATTGACATCTGCTTTGGGCATCAGAGAGCATCTTTTGATGACTGTCTTGAGTTTATTAATGATTTTCACATCAAATACAACAGAGTATGAAAGTGAAATATTTGCTCCAACTCAAAACTCACTATGGCTCATACTTTTCAAAGGTGAGTGACTTTGAGTCTGAGAAACATTTCTCAAACTATTGCAAAGCCACCAGCGAAAAGTTCAAGATCATTGGCATCTTTCCAATGATCTCTGATGAGCTGATGTCTGACATCATCAAAAGCTTTGGTGGCTCAATTACCATCAAGCAAGCAATTGCTCAAGCTCAAGCAAGACTTGACTGGACATTTGATGAGCAAGACATTGAGCATCTCTGCTCACTTCAATCAAACAATTTTCAAATCATAAACAAAATCATACATGAAAAACTTGATCAAAGCAGTCAACAAAGTGATGACTGAATGCACAACAATTGACAAGTCATCAAAAGTTGGCTCTGGCTCTTATGCGTACAAAGGTGTCAAAGACTCAGAACTCAAGCTGATGCTCTCAAGATCAATGAGAGAGAATGGTCTTGCAATCTTTCCAACTCACATTGATGAGTCAACAGAGATTGAGAGATACACAGACAAAAATGGAAAGCCAAAAATGCAAGTATTCACCAAAGTGACAAGCAAGTTCACTCTCATGCATGAGTCTGGTGAGAGCATTGAACTGTCTGGCATTGGTCACTCTGTTGATAATGCTGACAAAGGTGCTGGCAAAGCATCAACCTATGCAATGAAATATGCTCTCATGTACACTTTCATGGTTGCTGCTGGTGAGATTGATGATGCTGATGACTATCACTCAGATGAGATTGAGCAACCACCAGCAAAAAAAGCATCCAATGCCATTGACATTGGTGATGAGAAATATGACTCTGCTGTTGTGAAAGTGATCTCTGGTGACATCACTGTTGACAAAATATTGACCAAATACAATCTCACTGCAAGAGCTGAAAAGAAATTGAGAGAGATTGAAAATGCTGAGTAAAATGAGAGTAAAAAAAGATACATTATTTGAGCTTATAAGAGCCACTGGTCGCGAATTGCCACAGTTTGATTTGCTTGACATCATTGGAGCTGCTTATGCAAAATTGAACAAATCTGCACCAACTGATGAGCTGTATGATCTGGACATCATTGGCAATTTTCTCAACATACCACTCAAGATTCATGCTGATTCAATCAAGATGAACTACATGAAAATGCAAACAACAAGACAATTCATCTTGCAGACATATCCAATGCAAGAGATGAAAAAAAACAAGACCATGCTTGCAATTCCAGAGCCAATGAATGGCATTCTGGCTTGGGTTGATAAGTATGAGATTTGGCAGTATTGGCAACTTAATTTCAACATTAAACCGATTAAATGAGAAAACTCACTGAAATCATCACTGACTGGTCTGAGATGACAATCACTGATGAGTCTCTTGCAGATGTGCTTGAGATCAGAAAAGAATTGGCAACAAAATATTTTGAAGTTGCTCACACAGCAGCAAAAGATGCAATGAGTCACTTTGCAGATCCAGATGATGGCAATCTCTCTGGCAAGTACAATGGCAAGCTGAGACTTCTTGAAGGTGTGGCACAAGTGCTGGCATCAATGCAACAATCAATCACATTCTTGCAGCAAAGACAGCCAAGTGATGATTCACAATCTTGAGCAATTAACGTATATTTGAACATTATGAATTACATATTTTTAATCATTATGTCATCAATCGCTGGTCATGTGATGTCTTGGCTTTGGGATAAGATGATAAAATATGAGAGCTTTCAAAAGCTCAAAAAAAACAGATTCAAAGTGAGCTGGTACAAACTAAACAAGACCAGATTTCACTCAGAAAATTCAACCTTGTAAATTTTTAACCATGAATAAAGTCATTTTAATGGGCAGACTCGGAGCTGACCCAGAGTTCAAAACTCTAAACAGTGGCACAGAGATGTGCAAATTTTCACTTGCAACTCGCAAAAACAAAGATGAAACTGACTGGCACAGATGTGTGGTCTTTGGCAAAGCTGCTGAGATAGTTGATAAGTATGTCAAAAAAGGTGATCAACTGCTTGTTGAGGGTCGCATTGAATATGGTTCTTATGAGAACAATGATGGTGACACTGTATACACAACAGACATCATCTCTTACAATGTTGACTTGATTGCATCACCAAAGCAAGACAGCAATGATGAGCCACAAGCACAGCCAAAAAGAGCTGTTAAAAAGCCAGCAAGAAAGTCTGCACCAGCAGATGATGATTTTGATTTGTAGTCATTAATTTTTTTCAACCAAAGTGGCTCAAGAAAATAGAGAGGCTTGAGCCACTTATCTCAAAACAAAACCATGACAATCAAAGAGCAGATTGACAGAAATATAAAAGTGCAAGGCAGAAAGTTCACTTGGCTTGCTGGGCAACTTGGCATGAGTAGAAGGTTGCTATATTACAGAATGGAGTTCAACAACTGGACTCAGCAAGAGCTTGACAAATTGAAAGAGCTGAAATTCATCTCATGATTAAGCTCAGAGATTACCAACAAGATGCAATCTCAGCATTGCAAGATATCATCAGAGCTGGCAACAAAAGACCAATCATGACATTGCCAACTGGAGCTGGCAAAGGTCGCATCATTGCAGCGATTGCTCACAGCTCACTCAGCAAAAACAGAAAAGTTCTCATCACAGCACACAGAGCTGAGATTCTTGATCAACTGATTGACAATCTCAATGATCTTGGTGCTGATTTCACAAATCTTGAGTTGATCACTGTGCAGACAATGGTGAGATCACCACACAAGATTCCAAGCTTTGACTTGTGCATCATTGATGAGGCTCACATTGGAAATTTCAGAAAGTTCATGGAGCTTTCAGATCCAAAGAGAGAGAAATATTTCATTGGCGTGACAGCAACTCCAATGGCTGCATCAAAAAAGAAACCATTGTGGCAGACATTTGATGATGTATCACAGACCATCTCAATCAATGATTTGATTGGCTTGGGCTATCTATCAAAACCAACATATCACATTGCAAAAGTTGACACCAGCTCACTTGTCAAAGACTCAACTGGTGACTTTTCAAACAGCTCACAAAATGATCTCTTCAATCAGACAACACTCTTGCACTCAATTGATGATGCATGGCTGAGGAGAGTTGGCAAGACAGTGATTTTCACACCAAACAATGAAATGACTGAGCAAGTTGCTCAGAGATTCAACATTCCATTTGTACACTCAAACATCTCAAAACAAGAGAGAGATGACAGGATTGATCATTTCAAGAATGATGGTCAAGCAATTGTCAACACTGGCATTCTCACAACTGGCTTTGATGCACCGATGATTGAAACTGTGATCATTTACAGAGCAACCACATCATTGCCATTGTTCTTGCAGATGTGTGGCAGAGGCTCAAGAGTTGTCAATGGTCAAAAACACAAATTTCACATTGTTGATCTTGGTGGCAATGTTGAGAGACTTGGACAATGGCATCAAGAGCATAACTGGCAACAAATCATGATGACTCAAGGCAGAAAGATCACTGATGGTGTTGCTCCAGTGAAAGAGTGTCCAAAATGTGGATATTTGAATCACACAACTGCAAAAGTGTGCAAAGCATTTGATTGCACATACATCTTTCCAGATCCAAAGAAAGAGAAACTCAAAGCAACCACATGGCAGACATTCAAGTATGGTGATCAGATGCCAACTGAGCTGAGAAAGCCAGTCAATGAGATGACTGCTGATGAGTTGCTTGCAAGAGCTGCACTTGGATCAAAACAACATGGCAAGTCTTATTCAATCTCATGGGTTGTGTATCAAGTTGGACAGATGCCAGCAGACAGATGGTTGCCAATGCTGCACAAGATTGCAAAAATCAAAGGGTATAAAAAAGGATGGGTGATGTGGTCACTTGGCAAGATTAGATCACAAAACAAATTGAATTAAAAAACCCAGATTTCTCTGGGTTCTTATAAATTAGCAAAAGCAAAACAAAACATACATGAGCAAATATACACTTTCAGAGTGCAAAACATTGATTGAAAACAACATCTCTGTTGTTGTTGCTGATCAATACAAAAAGCCATTGTGGTCAGCATGGCAATCAAAACAAATCACTTTCACACAGTTCTCAAGATACTACAAGAAAGCTGATGCAAAGATCACTGGCATTGTCTGCACCAACAACATTGAGTGCATTGATGTTGATCTCAAGATATTACCAGAGAGCAAAAGAGACTCTGAGTTCAAGAAAATGATCACATTCTTTGCTGATCAAATTGATGACTTTCACAAGAAATTCTTTGTTCAACGTACACCATCCAAAGGATTTCATATTGTTTACAAATGCAAATTCACAGAGAGCAACAAAAAGATTGCTTTTGTTGAAACAGAGTCAGACAAGTTTGAATGTCTCATTGAGACTCGTGGCTCTGGTGGCTACTTTGGCATATACAAGAATCTGAACATTTTTGGCTCTGCTTTCAACATTCCAGAGATCACAACTCATGAGAGAGATATCATCATGCATTGTTGTGAGTCATTCAATGAAAAACTGGCACATGAGAAAGTCTCAAAAAAAGCCATCAAAGAACACTCACAATCAACTGTCACACCTTGGGATGACTATGACAGCAAGACTGATGTTTTTGAAGTAGTACAGAGCATCTTTGACATAGTTGGCAAGACTCCAAAAGGATATCAAATCAAGAGGATTGGTGGATCAAAGTCATCACATCACTCTGGATATATTTACACAGACAGAAATATCATGTTCTTGTTTTCTGGCAATTCAATCTTTCCAGCAGAGATTGGACTCTCACCATCAGCTTGTCTTGCTCACAGAGATTTCAATGGTGACTTTGCTGAGTGTGCCAAGTATCTCTATGATCAAGGCTATGGTGACAGAAAACCAACAACAGAGATTGAGCAAGTTGAGATGCCATCATCTGATGGATTTCCTGTTGAGATATTTCCTCAGCCAGTGATTAAGTACATCAATGCTGTTCACAAAGAGTCTGGATTGCCAGTTGACTTTCTTGCCTCAGCAATTCTCTTTGTGTATTCAGTCATCTGTGGCACAACATTTGGCATCAGAACAATCTTTGGTGGTGTGCAATTTCCAGCAATCTGGATTTGCTTAATCACTGGCACTGGCAGATTCAAGTCACCAGCAATCAAGAGAGCCATCTTGCCATTGATTGAAATTGAAGAGCGAATGCACAAGACATTCATCAATGAGATGAGAAAGTACAAGCAAGCTCAAGAGAATCAAAAGAAAGGTCAGAAAACTGCTGAGGATGCAGAGCCAATTGATCACATCATCTATGTTGAGAATACAACATTTGAAGCTCTTGCAGATGACTTGCAGAATAATGAGCATGGTGTTGGATACATCAAAGATGAGCTGAAAGGCATGATGACTCAGTTCAACAAATACAGTGGAGGTGACAATGATATGTCTCAATGGCTTGAGATTTGGAATGGTGGTGCATTAAAGCTCAGACGAAAGCAAGCCAAGAAAGCAAGAATCAGCAATGTGTATGTGCCATTGATTGGCGGCATTCAACCAGATATCATTCACTCAATCATTGATGATGAGAACAAGTCATCTGGCTTTGTTGATCGCTTTCTCTTTGTGTCCAATTATGATGAGATGCCAATGCTCAATGACTTTGAGATGAGCAACCACATTGAAAGACAATACATCAATCACATGATCAAAGGATTTGAGACAATGACAAAGCTCAAGAGAAACTCAATCATGTACTTGAATGATGATGCAAAAGATGAGATCAGAGAGTTTTGCAATCAAGCAAGAACAAACATGAATGCTGGTGACATGATTGGCTTTGATGGTATGTTTGCCAAGTCTCAAGCATACATTCACAGACTCACAGCTCTTTGCCATCTGATGCATGAGATGCATGATCATCAAGGTGGTCAAGTCTCAGCTCATGTTGATGTGACATCAGTTCAGAGAGCAAAGCTGATCATGAACTTTTTTGAGCAACATGGCATTCACACTCGGAAAAAGCAGAGTGTTGATCTTGAAAAGATGCAGACATTGAAGTATCTCAAGATGAAAGGTGCAACAACTAAAAAACAGCAAGCAATTGAGCTTTTCAAGCAATACAATGGATCAATCAAATATGATGAGATTGCTCAATTGGTTGGATACAATAGCAAACAAGCAGTTGAATATCATCTCAAGAAAGACAATGCTTGTGTGAAGTTGATGAAATCAAGAAAATAAAAAATGGTCAAAAAAGTCAAAGAAAGTCAAAGCAAAGTCAAGGTGCAACACATTGACAGTCAGTTAGTTAATACTAAATTTTGACTTTTTGACCAGTTTCTTTGTAAGTAAGAAAAAAAATGATGATAGTGTATAGAAAAATGTACACTAAATAAATGAAATAGTAAAAAAGAAAGAAAAAGTCAAAATACATATATATATATTTAATAATCAATCACTTACACCTTGACTTTCTAAAGTCAAAATTTGTCAAAAAGTCAAAAAGTCAAAAATGACCAAACACGATCAACTGCAATCTCAATGTTTCATATGGTTTCACAACAATCACTCTGATGTGCGTGGATTGATGTGGGCGAATGACAACTCACCCAGAAACAAAAGAGATGGAGCAAAGAGAAAAGCCATTGGCATGATTGCTGGTGTCTTTGATCTGTTGTTTTATCATCATGGCTGTCTCTATGCATTTGATATCAAAGTTGGCTTTGATAAATTGAGCAAGAAACAACTCACTTGGAAAAAACTCATTGAGATGCATGGTGGCAAATGCTATGAGATCAGATCACTCAGCCAGTTTCAAATGCTCATTAATGGAGTGCTAAACAAAGAAAAACAATGATTGCTTGTTTTGCACACTTTGCAGATTGCTCACTGCTCTCAAATACTTTTTTGATGTGTTTGTATGCTGAGAGTGATTTGATGCTCTTAAAACGCACGAATGACACTAAACAAAATTTAATTCTGCTTACATAAGTTATCAATATAAAAAATGAAAAGACTTGAAGAACTCAAGCAGCAGCGCAAAAACTCAAGAAATATTCAAGTGATTGAACAACTTTGCTTGAATTTCTCAAGAAACATAATCATCAAGAATGAATTTATCAATTTGCTGAGAACAAAGCAGATGGTTGGTGGCAAAGCATTCTCTGATGACAGACTTGTGATTGCTCAATACTTTTGGCACAACAAGAGATGGAACATCAGCAGAACATGGTATTTTCAAAAGCATGAGCTGATGACTGGATCATCACAAGAACAATTCAACAAGCTCATTGACTTGATTTCACACAGATATGCAAGTCTTGAGTTTACAGATGTGCATTGATTATTTATATATTTGCAAACATGACAACAAGACCAATCAAAGATTTTGATGACTATCACATTGATGAGCTTGGCACTGTGTACAACAGGCATGGCAGACCACTCAAGCATCAAACTTTGTGGAATGGAAAGGCTGGTGTCTTTCTGAGAAAAGAGAGAAAGACATATTGCAGAACAGTTGAAAAATTAATCAAAACCCATTTTACTGAATTATGAAGTTATCAGAAATAAAACGAAACCCAAACAACCCAAGAGTCATCAAGGATGACAAATTTCAAAAGTTGGTCAATTCAATTGAACAGTTTCCAAAGATGATGAAACTCAGACCAATGGTCATCAATGGTGACAATATTGTTCTTGGAGGCAACATGAGACTGAAAGCTCTGGAACACTTGGGATACAAAGAGATTCCAGATGAATGGGTGAAAAGAGCTGATGAGCTGACAGAAGATGAGCAGAAAAGATTCATCATTGCAGACAATGTTGGCTTTGGTGATCATGATTTTGAAATGTTAAAAGCAGAATGGGATGTTGATCAGCTTTCTGATTGGGGATTGGAAATTCCACAATTTGAAAATGATGAGGTTGTTGAAGCATCAGAAGATGATTATCAAGAGCCAGATGATTTGCAAGTGGATGTTGTACTGGGCGATTTGATTGAAATTGGTGATCATCGTTTGCTTTGTGGGGATAGTACAAACAGCGACCAAGTTGCAAAGTTGATGAATGGAAAAAAAGCTGATATGGTCTTTACTGACCCTCCTTATGCTTTATTTGGCAATAGTACAGGAGTTGCTGGAATAACAGATGACAATATGGTAAGACCATTTTTTAAGTCAATTATGAATATGCTGAAAAGAAACACAATCAACTATGGGCACATTTATATGTGTTGCGATTGGCATTCTGCATTTTCAATCGAAGCTTGCGCAAGAGAAGTTGAACTTAAGGCAAAGAATATGTGTATTTGGGATAAAGGTGATGGCGGTGTTGGAGCAATGTATCAACAGTGTTATGAAATAGTTTGGTTTTTTGACAATTCTCCGACAAACAAAACAACAATGAACACGGTTAAAGCTGGAGTTAGAACAGTAAATGGTGTTCCAAACATTTGGAGATTTCCAAGAGTAACATCCAATAGAGAACACAATGCACAGAAACCAACTGAAATGATTTCAGTCCCGATTGAAAACGGGTCAGACAAAGGTGATTTAGTCCTTGATTTATTTCTTGGTTCTGGCTCAACAATGGTAGCAGCACATCAACTCAAACGCAAATGCTATGGCATGGAACTTGATCCAAAATACTGTCAAGTAATAATAGACAGAATGAAAAAACTTGATGAGAGTATTGAGATCAAAATAAATGGTGAAAAATACAAATAAACAAAGCCATCAAAAAGCCATCAAAACAAACCATTGAAAAAGCAATTGTTAAGTCATTTGGCAATCTCACAGTGGCATCAAGAAGTCTTGGCATTGCAAGACCCACATTGTATAAATGGATCAAGATGCATAATCTTGACACATCATTGCGTGAAGGTAGAGAGCAAATGCTTGATCTGGCTGAAAATAAACTTGCAACGAAAATCAATGATGGTGATACAACTGCATTGATATTCTTTCTCAAGACTCAAGGAAAGTCAAGAGGTTATGTTGAAAAGCAAGAGATTGATCACACTATCACTCCACCAACTGCTGTCAACATCATATCAGTTGCTGCAAACCAAATTGCTGATGACATAGATGGCTGATGTAAATTTCAAGCTGCCAGAGAAATTTGTCAATCTCACCAACAACCACAGCAAATATCTTTTCATCCTTGGTGGAGCTGGATCTGGCAAGTCAGTCTTTGCATCATTCAAGCTTATCTTGAGATGCATCACTGAGCCAAATCACAGATTTGTGGCTGTGAGAAAAGTTGCCAAGACAATCAGAGAATCTGTGTTCAAAGAGCTGACCATGAGAATCTCTGAGATGAATCTCAATCAATTCTTTGATATCAACAAGACTGAGATGAAATTGCTCTACAAGCCAACTGGCTCTGAGATCATCACATATGGTCTTGATGACCCAGAGAAACTCAAGTCACTTGCAAAGATCACTGGCATCTGGATTGAGGAGCTGTGTCCAGAAGTTGACAAGAACAGCTTTGATCAGCTCATCTTGAGATTGCGTGGTGAGACACCATTCTATAAACAAGTGATTTGCACATTCAATCCAGTTGATGAGAGACACTGGTCAAAAGCAAGACTTGATGAGCAGAGAGATGGTGATCATGTGCATCACTCAACAATGCTTGACAATCCATTCATTGATCAAGAGTACATCTCTGAAGTCAAGATGATGGCAAAATCAAATCCAAATTATTACAGAATTTTTTATCAAGGTGCATGGGGTAGAGCTGAGGTGCAATCACCATATTTCTACAACTTTGAGCTGGCAAAGCACACTGGCAATGTTGAGCTTGATGACAGATTTCCACTCATATTCTCTTTTGACTTCAATGTTGATCCATTTGTGTGCATCATTGCTCAGATATATAGAGACAGCTCTGGACATCATGTTCATGTGCTTGATGAGCTGACTCTCTTTGATGGTGATGTTCACAAGATGTGTCAGAGAATCAAATCAAAGTTCTCAACTGCTCAACTCTCCAGAGCTTATTTCACTGGTGATGCCATGCAGCGAAAGAAAGAGATCACTCAACAGAACAACATTGATGCTTGGCAGATGATCAGATCACAGCTCAATGTGTCAAGCAAGAGAATGGCTGTTCCAAGATCAAACCCAAGAGTCTCTGAGAATAGACACTTGGTGAATTTCATATTGAGTCAGCATCCAGATGTGATGATCAATGCAGACAAGTGTCCACAGCTGGTGATTGATTGTCAATATGTGGAGGCAGATGATGAAGGCAACATTTTGAAAAAGAACAGAAACAAAGAGAGCCAGAGAGCTGATCATGCTGATGCTTTCAGATACTTACTCAATGCTTTCATGGGTGATTTCGTCATCAAGCCAAAAAAGTATATATAAATTTTTTATATATTTGCTAACGTAGAAAATAAAACACGTATGAGAGACGAAGTAGAAAAACTGATAGTTGACTGGCTTAAAAGTGATAACGAGAACGCAACCTATTTAGCACACCAAATATGTGTTTTATTGGGTGTTAGCAAATCGTTTTGCCCCAAATGTGGATGTGATGAGATATTCACTTTTCACGGGTCCAGCATATGTATGAACAATGATTGTGACTGGCAAAATGTTTGCTAACTGCTCTTGGTTATGCTTAGTGCGATTAATTAACTTAAAAACTTAACAATGGAAAACTTTAAAGAAAAGGCAACTAAAATAATTGAAGGATACTGCCAAGGTATAGCACATCTTGAATTTGATGTGGAAGATTTACCAAAAATGGTGCAAGAGTTAGAGAACTTAGCATTAAGCATAACCGATGTTGGGCAATCGTTTGGGCGCTGCATCGACTTTGAAATTGATAATGAAAGTGGAGCTTGCCCATCGCAATGTGATTTTTGCAAAAAGCTACCGCAATAGCGCCCTAATGTTGCCCCAACAGCTAATATAAAACATTCAAAAAATTGAACATGAGCAAATTTGAGCAATTAAGCGATTTTGAGCAAAAAAGCATTGAGAGAATGCAAGCAGCAGTCATGTCTGGAAAGCTCTCAAATGCTGGTCTTGTGCAAATAATTGAACAAGCTGGATCATTTCTAAATCTCACAACTCCAAGCCAGTATGCAAAAGACAATTCAATGTCATACAATGGTGTCAAGCATCACAGAGCCATCATCAATCTTTTTGGTTGTAGATTTGTGATTGACAACAATTAAAACATAATCATGTCTTGTGAAATAGCATACTTTCAAAACATCAACTGCTCTGTTGACACAATCACATTTGCTGAGGTTGAAACACCATCTGCTGGATATCAGATCCAGATCACCAATCCAAACACCAAAAAGTCTTGGTTTATCACAATTGATGGTGATGTCAATGAGCTTGTTGCAGCAAGCATCACAACCACATTTGATGTTGGTGTGCCTTATGAGTTTGAAATATTTGATACACTTGACTCACAGCAAAAAGGTGCTGTGTCATTCAATGCTGCTCAAATTGGAGCAACAACATATCCATTCACAAAAGGTGTTTTGACATTCAACAATGTCATTGATGGAACAACACCAACATCTGCAATCTTAACATTGAAACCATGATTGACTTTCTGATCTTTTCTCTTATCACATCACTCTGGTGTCTTGGTGTATATCGTTCAAGCTTTCCAGAGATGATTCTTGAGCCACTTGACAAGCTGTTGAGCAAGTTGCCATCATTCTTGTACAAGCCATTACTTGGATGCATATTTTGCATGGCATCAGCTCACACTGCTCTTGTTTGGCTCTTGTGGACATTCTCAGCATCAGAGCCAATTCCAGTGATTCAAATCATCATTGCAATGCCAGTTGTGAGTATTCTCAATGGCATCATTGCTCAAATAGTGCCAGAATAATGCCTTGTATTAAGTGTGCCAATGGCAAGTGGAGACTTGGATCATCATCTTGCAGATATAAAAGCAAATCATCATGTGAGCGATCACAAAAAGCATATAAAACAAAATCATGAATAAATTCATCAACTGGTTGTACAGCCTTGCACCAAGACAATTCAATGTTCTTGTCTATGAGACAACAATGAATCACAAAGATTGGAGAGAGCATTGCGAAGTGGCTTTTATTGATACTGATGGCACAAAATACTGGAGATACAAGCCAGACTACAAGATGCCAATTCAAAGAATGAGCTATGTTGACACCTTAAAGCTGCAATATGTTCAAGCATGGGGCGCACAAGAGCAACAGCTATTTGATCAGAGACTTGATGATCTATTTCAAGAGCTTGAGAAAGACAAAGGTCTTGGCTCATATTACAAGAAACTTGCAAATCTCAAGTCATTGCTTGATGAAAAAAGAATGAGAGAGAGTCACATCATTCAAACAGACATCTTGATTGAGATGGTTGCTTGCTTGTTGATCAGAGATGATGAGAATCCAACAGAAGTGAATGAAAAAGTCTTGGCTCAGAAAGTAGAAACTTTCAAAAAAAAAGTCAATTTCAGCTTTCTCAAACAGATGCATATCTTGGAATGGATGGGCTTGTCACATCTTACAGAAAAAGAATTTTCTCAGCTTTGGGATCTGAGCCAAAAGCATCTGAGTCAGAAAATAAACAGATTGAACTCTATCACCAAAGAGTGATTTTTGACAAGCTGCAAGGTGAGAGATCAAATCTCTGGGCATTGGCTGATCAAGACATTGCAAAATTTGATTTAATTTTGAGACAATCTGTTGAACAAGTCACTGAGTTGATCATGTTCAAAATCAAAGAATCAAAAAAGCAATCAAATGGCTGATGATGTAATACTGGCAAAATATAGACTTGAGCTTGATGGATTCAAGAAAGACATTGATGAAATCAATCAAAAGTTTGACAAGACTCAGAAAGATACAACTCAAAGAGCTGACAGAATTGGAAAGTCATTTGAAAAAGTAGGTGGCATGATTGCTGGTGCATTTGCTGTTGATCAGCTTGTGCAATTTGGCAAAGAGATCATCAGAGTGACTGGTGAGTTTCAAAAGTTTGAAGCTGTTCTCACAAACACTCTTGGATCAAATAGTGCTGCACAACTGGCAATGGCTGAGATTGTGCAATTTGCAGCCACAACACCATTTCAAGTTGCAGAGCTGACTGATGCTTTTGTCAAGCTTGCAAATCAAGGTTTCAGACCAACACAAGATGAAATGAGAAAGCTTGGTGATGTTGCTGCATCAACTGGCAAGTCTTTTGATCAGCTAACTGAGGCAATAATTGATGCACAAGTTGGTGAGTTTGAAAGACTCAAAGAGTTTGGCATCAGAGCCCAAAAGCAAGGAGATCAAGTCACATTCACATTCAAAGAGGTTGAGACACAAGTTGATTTCACTGCTGACTCTATCAGAGAATATGTGTTGAGTCTTGGTGAGCTTGAAGGTGTGTCTGGAGCAACAGATGCAATTGCAAAGACTCTCACTGGTCAGATTTCAATGCTGAAAGACAGTGTTGATCTTTTAATGGTCAGCATTGGCAATGGCACATCTGGAGCTTTGGTGGATTTCATTCAATCACTAAATGAGATTGTCACTGACACAAGACAGATCATTGAGTTGAATGATGGATGGTGGAAATCAGCATTGAGAGTGGTGTTGAAAATCAATCCAGCACTGAGTGATGCTGCTGATTTGCTTGATGAGACTGTTGAAAAACAAATTGAACTCAACAATGAGCTTGAAAGATCAGAGCTTGCAGCACAAGCATCAGCAGAGGCAATGGATGAGTTGAGTGATGCAATAAAAAACACAGCTCTTGACATGGATCTCTTGGCAGAGACTTTCACTGATACTGATGATTCAATTGGCTCATTGGCTGAACAGATAAAACTCACCAAAGAATTTCAAAAGAATTTCAATGAGGAGTCTGAGAGATATGCTGAATTACAAATCAAGATATGGCAACTTGAGCAACAAAGAGCTGACAATCTTGATTCAATAAGAGAGAAATATGATGCAATGATGCGTTCTCAAGGAGAGTTGATTGATGAACAGATCACAACTGTTGAAACTGCAACAATAAAAACAACAGAAAACATGGCAAAAGTGACCAGAGATGCAGTTCAAGTCACTATTGATGCAGATGAGAATGCAAGAATTGCTGCAATGAACTCACAAGATAGATTCAATGATGTGCTTGAGGAATATGAGAGACAAGCATCAATCACAGCATCATCATTCAATGCTCTTGGTGTCATTCTCAACTCATTCAACAACAACTCAAAAGCAATGGCTCTCTTTCAGATTGGCATTGGTCAAGCTGAGGCAATTGCCAACTTTCTTGTTGCGACATCAAAAGGTGCAAGAAAGGATGCTGAACAAGGAAATGCAGCAGCAATTGCATCAACACTTGGCGCAATTGCAACATTCACAGCCATCACAATTTCAAACATCTCACAAGCAAGAAAAATTGCTCAGTCAGAAGATGTGCCAAGATTTTATCAAGGTACAGAATACTTGACTGGTGCAAGAGGCAAAGATCAGATTCCAGTGCTTGCCAACTATGGTGAGAGAATCATTCCAACACTTGACAATGCAAGAATTGGCAGAGACCTCAGCAACAAAGAGCTTGTTGATGCTGCATTGATTTACAAAGCATTGAGAAAAGCTGGTGGATCTGGTGTGCCAATTGACTATGGTCAGCTTGCAAAGATTGAGAGAAAAGGTGTGATGACTATTGTCAACAAGCTTGATGAGCTGAAAGCCAAGCCAAAATATAAAACAGCAACATTGCAATGATATACAGATTCACTTTTGACCCAGATGGCTCACCACAAGTTGTTGATGATCCGATCAATTGGAATGACTCAGAGCTGTCAATTGAGAGAGACAATGATATCAAAGGAATATTTTATCAATACACAGCCAATCTTGAGTGGGTTGGCTCTGCTTATTCATACATTGATGCACTTGACACTGCATCTGATTGCTGGGAGTTTGATGTGCTGATTGAGTTCAAAGTCAATCCAGATGATGCATTTCAAACACTTTTCAATGGTCGCATTTACAGCTATGATGTAGAGTTTGACTTGCAAAAGCAGATTGCAAAATGCAAGATTGTTGATCAGAATTTGACTCAGATCATACTTGATAGGCAAGATATCTCAGTCAACTCTGGTGCAACAAAGTCTCTTGATGGCACTGCAATCACTGGTCTTGTGCCAACAGAAGTATCACTCAACTCAGTCAAGATTGATTTCAGCTCATCTGGCACAGTAAAAATGTACTTTGTGAGTGATATTTTCAGTCATATGATTTCATACATCACCAACAATCAAGTTGTGTTTGAAAGTGATTGGTTTGAAAGTGATGACAATCAAGTTGCAATTTGGAACATTCAGCCTGGTGGCATTGGTGTCTCATTCACCATCACAATTGTGAGTGAGATTGGCACTTTTACAGCAACTCAAGCATTCAATACATCAAATGAAAGAACAATTGTGTCAACATTTGCTGAGATTGCAAGAAATAGCTCTGTGACTGGCTTTGAGTTTGATATGGGCGCACCATTTCAGCTTGTGATCAATGGCGCAAATGATTATGATATTTATTCAGCATTTGATATCATCTCAGTGACAACTGTTGGTGGCACATCAAACACAACATCAAAAGTTCAAGATACAACTCAAGGAATGAGCAACTTGATGATGATCAAAGGAAATGCATTTAGATTCAACTATGCTGGCACTGACATCACAGCAACCATCTCAAACAAGCTCTCAATTCTCACAAGAGAAATGAACAGATTGTTTGACATGACTTTCAAAATATTTGATGATGGTGGTCAGCCAACAATGAAGCTTGAGAAAACAGAAACATTTTTTGATCAAGCCTCAGCAGCATCTGTGACAATCACTGGTGTGAGAAATATCTCCGTCAAGAGAAACAATGATTTCAAGCTCAACTCAATCAATCATCAAGATGGTGCTGATGATTACAAGTCAGACACAGCATCTTATTCATCAAGTTTCAGAGATTATTTTGTGGCTGATTTGAATACGACATTGCCAAAAGGCTATCAAACAACAGAACAATGTGGTCAAGGCTCATTCAATGCTCAAAACGAATTTATCACCAGCAATCAAGCAATTGACTCATTGCAAGAGAATGAGACTGACTTTGATCAAGACACAATCTTGATTGACACTTTTGATGACTCTGGCACTCAGAGAGCAAAAGAATATCCAATCACACCATCTCTTGTTGCCAACTTATTGATCACAGCTTTCAAGACATTCAATGCTTTTCTTGGCACTCTCTGGAGACAAAAATATTGGATGACCAGCACTGGAAAACAAGCCACATCTGGTGGAGTTCAGTTTGACAATGACACCATCATTCTTGACAAAGAATATGAGTTTACAACACCAATCTCACAAGTTGATGTCAATGCTATTGTTGCAGATCCATCAGTGAAAATCTCTGTGAGTGGTGAAGGTCTCACGGCAACAGATATGTGGATTCTCTCAATGTCTGTTGACATCAAAACTGGTTTAGTACAATTCAAAACAATTTCAAATGAGTAAAACAGACGCAATCATCAAAGCACAGCCAATCAGATTCTTTGATGAGTTTGACACAGAGCTGATTGATGAAACTGATCTTGCTCAGTTTGCAGTTTTATATAAAACAACAGACTTGATCAAGTTTCAAACCAAGCAAGTCAATGAACTTTGGTACAATCAAAAATTCACTGACAACAATCAACCATCAAATCTCACAAACTGGTCACAATACAACTCTGGTGTTGATTCATCATGGTCAGTGAGCTTGTGCAGTGGTGACAACTCATTCACAGTCTCAAAAGGCTCTGGATCAAACTCAACAGTCTTGTATCAGCAACTTGAGTTGACAACTGGCTGCTGGTACAGATTCAAAGTTGATGTTTGTGCATTTGCCACATCTGATCTTGATCTTGAGATACAGACATCAGCCAATGGTGCTGCTGGTGGTTGGACAGAGAGAGCTGCAATCACTATCAACACAACAGGAGAGCTTGAGACATTCTTTCAATGGACTGGTGGCACTGGTGCTGTTGATGTTGGCTTTCAACTCACATCTGCTGGCACAGCCACAGCATTGCAGATGACAAGAGTGAGATTGCAAGAGATTGACATGATTCTTGTGAAATGTAGTGATGACAGTGAGATTGCAATCACTGCTGAGACAATGGATGAGAATTACATCACTTTTGAAATCAATGCATTGACTGAGAATCTGGAAGAAAACAAACCATATTATTTCAATTCCAACACATCTGCTGGCATTGGAAAGTCAGTTCAATTTATCATCACTGATGAAAAGTTCTATCAGATGCAGTTCTCTCACACTGGTGATGGTGTTTTTGGATTGAAATGGTCAGACATCAGCTCAAGCACATTGACATTTGGACTCAAGAAATTGCAAGTTGGTCAAGCTGTATTTGAAAATGAAGATGGTCAGACATATCAAAACAGCTCTGAGCAATGGCGCAACTTGTACAGCCAGATCAATAAAAAAGTGACTATTGCAACAGATGTTGTGCCTTGGTATGTCCATGAATGTTTGGCATATTTGACAAATGTGAACAATTTCACCATTGAGCTGAATGGCGATTCAAGAAGATTTGTCAAGACTGCTGATGAATATTCACCAAATTACAATGGTTATGAGCAAGCTGCTGTCTCATTTACTTGCTATGAAGCAGCTCAATCAACAGGCATTGTGAAAAACTCTGGAAATATTTAGTACATTTGATTTCTGATTTTATTCATAGCCCAAAAGTTCATTCTTGAAATTTTCTTAATGCCCAAAGAAAGTCAGCTCACCCAGAGTTGACTTTTTTTTATATTTTTGTCAAAGCTGAATGAAAGTGGCTTGATCTCACCAGCCATCAGAAAAGGTGAATAATTTTTTTTCAAATTCTAAAATTCAAAAAAATGAGTTTAGAAAAATATTGCTTTGGTGAGATTGGAGATCATGAAGTGATTTGTGGAAATGAAAGATTGTTTGGTGGCATCAAGTCAATTGCTTTGATCAAACCAAATCAAACAACAATCACTGATTTCACATCCAATGCTGAGTGGGATGCTGCAATTGCAGATGGCTCAGTCAAAATCATCAAGGAAATCAGAGGTGAATATGCTCAAGCATCAGAGACAACATCTGAATCTGAGGTTGCCGGATTGCCAGACAGAGTTGATTCTTTCTCTCATGTGCTTACATGGAGAGACAGAGCAGTGACTGCTGGAAATTCAACTTTGTATGATGACTTGAATGAGTACACTGCTGGTGGAGTTGTATGGTATGAGCCAAAAAACAGCACCATCAAGATTGTTGATGCAATTGATGTGAATTTCATGGCAAAACTTGAAGTTCTTGCAGATGACAAGACAGTTCAAGTGTATGCTGCACAAGCAATGTGGGACACAATCAAGTTGCCAGTGCCAAGTGCTGCACCATCCAATGCAGATGAAATCTTTGATTGATGAGCAAAGAACAAAATATGGTTTCTCAAGGAGTTAGTTTATTAGCTTTTGGGAAACCTATTTTCTTTCAATTTGCATTCAACATGGCTTTGAGTTTGAGAAAGCACTCACCAAATGTGCCAATTCAGCTCATCCATGATCACTACATCAAAGAGCTTGGTGACAGAGCAAACATCTTTGATGTGCTGACAGACATCAGCTCTCAAGCATACACAGACAACAAACGCATTCAAGCTGGCAAAGGCAAGCTCTCAATGTATTCACTTTTGCATTTTGATGAAACATTGTATCTTGATGTTGATGGTGTTGTGTTGCAAGACATCTCACCATTGTTTGATCAAGAGCAAGATTTCAAGATCCAAAAAGATGCAATGCACTGGGTTGATGATCATGATGGTGTTGCCAAGCAATACAACTTGAAAAAGCAAGCAATTGGTTGCAACTCATCAATCATGTTTGTGAGAAAGAGCAAGACAACAAAAAAACTCTTTGCTGATGCTTTGAAAGCTATTGATGAGCCATTTGAAAACATGGCAACAGAGTGGTTTCATGGTATGCATCCAGATGAGTTGTATCTTGGCATCTCAATGAGCAAGAACAATCTTGCTGATGTTTACTTTGAGACAAGATTTCCAGTCTATTTTCAAAGGAGAATTGACTATCATATCAACAAAAGTGTTGATGATGTAAAAAAAGACTTTTTTGTTCTTGGTTGCTATGGTAACCACAGATACAATCACAGATTTGTGTATGATTTGTATCAGAGAGAGAACAGATCAAACTGGAGAGAGATCATTGGAATGTCACCAAGAAAAGACATTCATAAATTAATGAGATATAAACACTGATGAAACTGAATTTGAACAAGAGCAACAAACGCAAAGGCTGTGGTTGCGGAAAAAAGAAATAAAATGGTTTTTGACGAAACACTGATTGATGATCTGCTGAGTGGTGTTGTGATACCATATGCAGAGTCTGTTCACAAAAGCAAAGAGTGGACAGATGAAAGATATTCTCATGCTGTTGAGTTGTATGAAAAAGTAAAAGTGCATTCACAGCTTGACACATTTCCAGATGTCTTGATCAGTGAATCAGCACCAAATGAGACTCAAGAGGAGTTTGACTACAAAAGAGCCACATATCAGCCAATCACAAGACCAGTGTGGAAAAAGGCAACCACACAGATCAACAGAATTTTCAATCCACAAAACTATTCCATTACTGACTGGGGCAATGACTCTGGTGTATATGCTGATCAATCTGCTGAGGCATATTTCACAAAAGACTTTCCAAAATTCAACTCTCTCATGAGTTATTTTGAAAACATTGTCAAGCCAGCAAAAGATGAGGATGCCAATGCAGTGATTGCACTTGACTTTGTTGATGCAGAGATTGTTGACACAGAACTTGTTGAGCCAATCTTTGTCTTGTATCACTCACCAAAAGTGATTGACATCAACAGTGAGATGGCATTGCTGCTGATGAGTGAAAAGTCTGTTGTTGAATATGGCAACAGAAAAGAGCAATCTGGTTTGATTTTCAAACTATATGACCATAAAAACATTTGGATTCTCAAGCAAATTGGCAAAAAACTTGATTATAAGTTTGAAGCTGTTCTTTATTATGAGCATAATCTTGGCAAATTACCAGTGCAGATGCTTGGTGGTGAGGCAAAAACACAAGACAGAGCAATTTGGTATGAGAGTCTCTTCATGGATGCAGTGCCAAATCTCAATGATGCTTTGATTGATGCAACAAATTTGAGAGTGAACAAGGTCTCAAATGTATTCATGGAGCGCATTGAGTGGGTTGATGAGTGTGACTTTGATGGATGTGTTGATGGATATGTCATCAATGATGATAGTGAGCAAAAGAGTTGTCCATCATGCAATGGATCTGGAAAGAGATCAATGCAATCACCATTGAGAGTGACTCAAGTGCAAGTGCCAAACAGAATGAATGACTCTGAGCCATTGCCATTTGATCCAGTGACTTATGTCAAGAAAGACTCATCAATGATTGATGCATTGAGAAATGAAGTGAATCACAATGTTGCTGTGTCATTCTCTTTCATGGGTATTGAAATCAGCTTGGACAAAAAGAGTGGCAAAGAGACAGCAACAGGCAAGTTGATTGATCGTGAGGAGCTGTTCTCATTTATTTCAAAGTATTCAAATCAGATGTTCAATCTCATCAAGTGGGGAATTGACATTCTTGGCAATGTGAGATACGTTGATTTTCAATCACCATCAGTCAAGCCACCAGTGAGCTTTGCTTTGCGATCAGAGACAGACTTGAGTGCTGAGTTGAGAGATTCACAAGATTTGCCAGATGCAATCAGAGGTGAAATGACCAAAGAGCTGATGAGTGTGAGATTTGCAAACAATGACAAGCTAAAAATGACTGTTGATCTCAAGCAAAAGATTGACAACTATTACTTGCAAAGCACAACTGATGTGATTGCTATCATGGCAACTGGCTTGTTGCCTAAATGGAAAGCCACATTGCATTGGTCATTTGACACATATATCTCACAAATGGATGACAGCTTTTGGTCTTTGACATTTGATCAGCAAAGAGAGATGCTTGAAAAGATGGCACAAGATGAGACAAATTCAAATGTCATGACTGCACAAACCATCTTTGACAATGATATTGAAGATTAATGGCATCACTGAATGATCTCATTGAGCAAAGGTCAGCCAACATTGACAAGCTACCAAATGAGCTATTTGGAGCAATAGAGAAAGCACAGAGAGATGTGATGAGACAAGTGTCAATTCTCATCAATCAGCTTGAGACAAATGCATCTGGGCAAGTAATTCTCAACACAAAGAACATTGCACTCATTGAGAAGATTGGTGCAAGAGCAAATGATGTGTTGTTTGGTGGATCATACATTGAAGCTGTGAGAGACTTTGCTGGCTCTCTTGAGCAACAAGGTGCATTGGCTGCTGAATACATGACAACAGCTTTTGGCACTTTTGATGACAAGAGAATCTTTCAACAAGTGCTGAGACAATCACAACTTGATGTGTTGGCTTTATTAGATGAGCAAGCAGTGAATCAAGCTTTGATTGAGCCATTGAAATCAGCATTGAGAGACTCTGTCACATCTGGAGCAAGACTCACTGATGTCATTCAATCAGTGCAGCAGATTGTTGTGGGCAATGAGCAAGTTGAGAGCAATCTGCTGGGCAACAGAAAGACACTTGTGAGAGATACTTTTGCAGCGAGTGACAGAAGGTATCAAAAGACAATTGAATCTCAATACAGCTTTGATTTTTACAGATACAGTGGTTCACTGGTGAGTGACTCAAGATGCTTTTGTCAAGAGAGACAAAGCAAATACTATCACAAGAGAGAAATTGAAAGCTGGGGAGCTTTGCAAAATCTTGGCAAATGTAGAACATCAAATGGCTGGCAAGGTCGCAGAAAAGGCACAACACCAGCAACTATTTTCACATATGCTGGTGGATACAATTGTGATCATGTCTTTGCTGCTGTGCCAATTGAAGCAGTGCCACCATCAGCAATTCAAAGAGCCAGAGGTCTTGGCTATTTGCCACCAGCAGTTGAATAAAAAATTTATATATTTGTCATTAATAAAACAAACCAGATGACAAAAATTTGCTACTCATACCTTTTTGGTGACAAAGATGTGTGGCGTGATCCATTGCCAGACAACATCAATCATGACTGGACTTATGTGCTTTTTACAGATCAAGACATCAAGTCTGATGTGTATCAAGTCAAGAGAGTTGAGTCAGTGAGCAATCCACAACTTGCATCAAGACATTTCAAGTTGCTTGGTGCAGCTCAGTTTTATCCAGAGCCATTCAAAAAAGTGTTTCATCATGATGCAAACATCAGAGTCAATTGTGATCTTGATGAGTTGCCACATTTCATGATTGTCAATCATCCATTTCATCATTGTGCCTACAAAGAAATTGAGCTTTGCAAAAAGCTTGGCAAAGCAAACAGAGCTGATCTTGAGAGATCAAGATTGATGTTGAGAGAGTACAGATGGAACAAAGATGCTGGCTTGTATGCTGCTGGTCTGATGATGCGACCAAACACAAGAGCTGTTGACATATTCTCATTTGATTGGTTTCATCATGCAAAATGGTTCACTCACAGAGATCAGATTTTCTTGCCATACTTGCTTGACAAGCACAACATGACTCCAGAGATTGTTGAGTGGAATGACTTGATTGGTTCAAGATTTTTAATATATGACCATGCATAGATGGCAAGTGATCAATCACTATTTAAAAACAAAATTTGAGAATAGTGATCCAAAATACCTTGAGATAGGCATTCACAATGGTGACAACTTTCTCAAAGTTGAGTGTGCTGACAAGACTGGCATTGATCCATCACCAATATACAAGAGCAACAGAATCTTTCAGATGACCAGTGATGATTTCTTTGATAGCAATGAGCAAGTGTTTGATGTGATTTTCATTGATGGATTGCATCAAGCAGATCAAGTTGAGAAAGATTTCTGGAATGCCTTTCAATGCTTGAGCTTGGATGGCATCATCATCTTGCATGACTGCTCACCAACAGTGTATTTTGAGACAGTTGTGCCAAGACCAAAGCCAATTGGCAGATGGAATGGTGACACATACAAAGCATGGATAAAGATCAGAGAAATATTCCCACAAGCAACATTCACCATTGCAACTGATGAGGGTCTTGGTGTTTTCCTTAATTCATTGAATCAAATTAATGATCAAGGACAATGGTCTGGTCATCATGTTACTTGGGATGAGTACAAGAAAAAAAGAGCATTATTGCTCAATGAAATCAGTCTTGATGCATTTAAAAGCTTAATTTGATGAAACAATCAAAGACTCAAGTCAACTTTGTGTCACCATATTGTGCAGACAAGCAGCTTGCAAAAGAATACAACAGAATTGTTGACAAATATGATGATGATGAGTGGCTTTGCTTTGTTGATGCTGATGTCATGTTCTTGACATCAAACTTTGGTCAACACATACAAGCCATCATTGATGCTCACTCAAGAGATTTCACTGCATTCACTTGCATGACCAACAGAGTTGGACAGCTCAAGCAATGTCATGCAAGAGAGATGTCAAACAACTTTGATGTCTTGCATCATGTAAAAATTGCAGAGAAAAAACAGAGAGAGAGTGGTCTTGGAGTTGTAGAGATGAAACCATTCAGCTTGCTCTCTGGCTTGTTTATTTGCGCCAAAGTATCAACATTCAAGAGAGTGCCATTCAAAGGTGCTGGAATGCTTGGTGTTGATAATAGATGGCACAAAGACTTGTACACAAAAGGTGGCAGACTTGGCTTGATGCTTGGTGTGTATGTCTTTCACAGATACAGAAATCAGAATCCATCAGATAAAAGTCATTTGAAATGAAAATCACATATATTGACATAGGTCTGCACAAGGATGGCTTTGAAATTGATATGTTTCAACTTGCTGCACTTGGTCATGATGTGACCATGTATGGCATTGAAGCTCATCCAGAATACATTGAGCAATTGAAAGAGAATCATCCACAAGCAAAGATTCTCAACTATGCAATCAACAACACAGAGAGATTGTTGCCATTGTATTTGAGTGAGTCAAGTGATGGTCATGGCAACTCGATATTTCCAGACAAGAACAATGTGACAACAGACTTTGTGAAAGTGCAAGGTGTGAAACTTAGCACTTTGATTGAAAGAAAAGAGATTGTCTTGAGTGATTTCAATGTGCTGAGGTACAACATTGAAGGTGCTGAGTGGCATCTGCTCAATGATTTGATTGAGAGTGAATTGTGGAACAAGTTCAACATTCTTTCTGGAGCAAGATCAGATATGCACAAGGTGACTCACTTGAAAGATTTGAAATGGCAATATCAAACTTTGGTGCTTGGATCTGGCAAATGGGTTGATTTTTGGTATCATCCACAACAGCAAAAGCGAAATAAAAAGATGATTGAAAAAATGAAAAGCAGAATCAATGAAAGAATTGACATTCCATCAAATAGTTGACAAGCTGCAAAAGCTTGAGCCATTTCACTTTGCCAGAGTTGGTGATGGTGAGATGATGTGCATGGCTGGAAAGCAAGGCAAGAATTGCGATGATCACAAATACTTTGTTGATCTTGGTCAAGCATTGAGAGCAATATACAAAAAAGAACAAGACTATTTTGTTGGCTTGCAGCCAGTCAAACATGGTCTTTTCACTGACTTTGACAAGTATCCTCAGCAGTGGTGCAATGCAGATGTGTTGCATGATGCATCAATCAAGGGATGGATGCCAGCACTCTTTCATGCTTTGAGCAATAGAAATGTGGTGATGATTGGCAATCATTCACTTGCAAAGCTCAATTTTATCAATGTCATGGTTGAGATACCAAAGAAAAATGCATGGCAAAAGAGACAAGAGATTTGGTCACATCTCAAGAAAATCATTGCAGAGCATTTTGACAAAAAGCTTGTGCTGTTGTTTAGTGCTGGCATGATGTCTGGTGTTCTCATTGATGAGATTGCAAACAATGAGCAAATCAACAGATTAGTGACTACAATTGACACTGGCAGCTTGTTTGATCCATATGTTGGCAAAACAACAAGATCATATCACAAACAAATCATTGAGAGAGAGAATGCATCATAAGCCTAAAATAAACATGATGAATGTTGATTGTCTTGAGTACATGAGAGAGTGTGCTGACAATCAATTTGATTTGGCAATTGTTGATCCACCTTATGGTGCAAATGATGCTATTGATTTAAAAAACGCAAAAAAACATTCTGCAAAAAGAAAAAAATATCATCAATTTGAAAACATCAAACCATCATCTGAATATTTCAATCAATTAAAAAGAATTTCAAAAGATCAAATTGTTTGGGGTGCAAATTTTTTTGGTTTAAGTGGTGGTTTTATTTGCTGGGACAAAAAAGGCACTGCTTTTGGTAGAGCTGAGTTGGCTTATTGTTCAAAAATAAAAAGTGTTCAAATTGTTGAAATTGTTTGGAATGGTATGCTGCAACATGATATGAAAAACAAAGAGTTGCGAATCCATCCAACTCAAAAGCCAGTGCAGTTGTACAAGTGGCTGCTTGACAACTATGCCAACAAAGGTGATTCAATCTTTGACTCTCATCTTGGCTCTGGCTCAATTGCAGTTGCTTGTCATGATTTAGGCTTTGAACTTACATCATGTGAGATTGATGCTGATTACCACAAAGCTGCTTTGAAAAGATTTGAATTGCACACCAGCCAAACAAAGTTGTTCAATGCCTAAACTTGATCCAATAGTGGTGAGCATTGCAACTCACAAAGCAAGAGAAAAGCACTTGATCAAGACCATTGAATCAATCAAGCAGTCTGTTGTGCCAGTATCAATTTATGTATTTGCCAATGATTACACACCAGAGATTGATGATGCTCAATGCTATCCAGTGACAGACAATGGTGCAAGATCAAAGTTTCTTGCTCACAACATGATTGATGATCCACATTATCATTTTACTTGTGATGATGATCTGATCTATCATCCACAATACTTTGAGACACTTGCTCTCAAGCTCAAGCAAAAGAATCACAGATGTGTTGCTGGTGTACATGGATCATATTATCTCAAGCATCCTGTTGATGATTATTTCTGGAGTCAGAAAGTGGTTCACTTTTCTGCTGAGATCAAAAATGACCAGTTTGTGACCATGCTTGGCACTGGCACAATGGCTTTTCACTCATCACTCTTTGATGATGTTGATTTGTTTTCATACATTGGTGCTGATTTCAACAACATGGTTGATGTCAAGGTTGCAGAGCTGTGCATCAACAGAGAGATTCCAAGACTCTGCATTCAAAGACCAAAAGACTTTGTCAAAGAGCAAGACAACTCACAAGAGTCAGCCATCTGGCACAAAGCAGCCAAAAGTGCTGAGAGACAGACTGCTGTGTTGAATGCCATTGACAAGAAAAAATTCATGTATAGACCAAAATGTTAAATTTGTAAATTATGAATATGAAAATCAATAAGCATGACAACAAGAAGTTTGTCAGAATAGCAAAAGGAAACAAAGTGCAAAATGATGTTGCACTCTCTGCTGCAAAGAGATTGGTTCACAAAGGATGGTCAATTGAGAGTGATCAATATGATCAAAATGGCTTTCCAAGACAACAACACATTGAGCAAGACATACCAGTTGCCAATATTCAACCATTTGCTGAGTCAAAAGCTGATCAGACTGATGAGCAAGATGTTGAAGTATTTGAAGCATCAGAGCCAGAGATTGATCAAGATGAGCTTGATGAGATCAAGACAATTATCATGAGAGCAAGATCAAAGTCAAAACTTGAAGCTCTCAAAGTGATGCATGGTCATATCTTTGAAGTGAATGAGTTAATAAATGAGCGTTTAACCAAATACAAATAAAACAAATGAGTGATTTGAACAAAATTCTTGAGGAGCTTGGTGATGATGAAAAGGCACAAGCTATCAAAGCAGCAATTGATGAAAACTATGTTGGCAGAAATGTGGCACATGAGGACAAGCAGATTGTTGGCAAAATAGTTGGCAAGACTCTTGGCTCTTTTGAGACAAAACTCAAGAGATCAATCAAAGGCATTGATGAGAATCTGATCAAGCCAACAGAAGTTGATGAGCTTGGCTTTGAGAAAGCTTTTGATGCAGCATTTGACAGATTGCAAAACAAGTTTGCTGAGTTGAATCAACAAGCAAAGTCATCTGGTGCAACAGACAAAGAGATCAAAGCACAGCTTGATGAAATCTCTGGCAAGTACAACAAAGCAGTGAGTGACTTGAATGCAATCTCATCTCAAAAGTCAAACATTGAGCAAGAGCTTGAGAAAAACAAATCAGAGTTTCAGAATTACAAAGTGGGCTTGCAACTCAACAGCAAAAAGCAAGCAGCTCTCAAAGAAGTTGATTTCACTGACACTTTGCAAGGCAAAGCCAAAGAACTTGCCATCAAAGGTTTTCTTGATGACATTCAATCAAAGTACACAATTGAGCTTGATGACTCAGATGCAAGTGGATTGAGAATCACAGATAAGAATGGTCAGAGAGTAGCAAAGGACAACAGATTCTTGACTCTCTCTGAGATTTACAAAGATGAGGCAAAGCAAGCTGGTCTGCTCAAGATGTCTGCTGGTCAAGGCAATTCAAAAAAATCAATTATATTTGACAACAGCAAATCTGGAGATGCTGATCAAAATGCTCAAGGCTTAAAGATCAAATCCAGATAAACATTCAGCAACAAGTGAGTTGACTCTCAGAAAAAAGTCAAGTGTGCTGGCAAGCAGAAAATTGCAAAACAATTTTTTTCAAACAGTTTAAAACTTGATTTAAAATGAGTTATACTATTAATTCACTTGTTGAGTGCGAAAATGTACAAGCAGCACTTGATGAAAACTTTTTTGGTGCAGCATCTGGAATGTTCAACCAATCAAATCCTTTTCTTGATTATGTTGTTGGTGATGAGAATGCCAAAGTAGGTGTTCAAGAGCCATTGACAGCAAGAGGCAAGCTCAAAGGTGTGACAGTCAAATACTTCAACAGATACCTTGAAACTGACAATGATTTTGTTGGTAGCAATTCAAATGATTGCACTGGTGGTGGAGAGTTGACTGAGAATTTCTACACATATGATCTTGATGAGACAGAAGGTGACTCAATCAAGAAATCAATTCCAATCACTGACTTGGTGACTGGTTGCCAAGATGATGCAACTTATGTTGGACAGCAGATCCAAATGATGATCAATGTGCTTGAGAGAAAAATCAACACAGATGGCATCACACAAGCTGCTGCTCTTGTTGGTAATTTTAGAAGCACTGGAAACTCAAATGCAATCACTGTTGATGCAAAAAACACAGATGGTGCATGGGTGACCAACTTGATTGAGGATGTTCAATATGAGTTCACGGATATGGAGTACAATGACAAGATTGTTGCCATTGGTGGATCAAAACTTTGGAGTCAATACTGGTCAGCAATTGGTGCTGGTTGTTGTATTGACAAAAAAGGAATTGATCAAGGTGCATTGGCTGCTGGCACTCGAATCATGCCGATCTATGACAGAAAGATTGATGACATTGTTGGAGCAGAGAGATTCTTTGCATTTGCACCAGCAGCCATTCAGATGTTGAAATACAACAGATATGGTCATGGCTCACCAGCAAGAGAGATCACACAAGCTGACACAGTTGTTGGCACAGTGACATCTCCATTCTCTGGCTTAACCTTTGATTATCGTGCAAAGCTTGAGTGCGAGACTTGGAATTTCTTTGTTGGTTTGACTTACAAATTCGTAGTTGCACCAGATGATCTATTTGATGTAAATGATGACATGAGTGGTGTGAACTTGTTCAACCAGTTTACTGCTCAAATAGCATCATAAAAGACTACTCCAGAGGGTTTTGTTTTATTTAATGGGATGCATGGTCATTGATTGTGCATCCCTAAAATATAAAAGTTTATGTCATTGATTTCTTGTTTGAACAATCTTGTTGATATTGTTGGAAACTGCTCTAATACAAGACAGAGTGGTGTGATGTACCTTGATGATATTGGTGTCAGCTTGCAAGATGTGACTGATGGCAATGATATTGATGAGAATGCATCATCATTGGTCAATAACAAAATTGGCTTTTGTCAGCAGATCATTAAGAATCATGTTGAGACACATTTCAATGGCAAGCTTGAGCGCAACACAGTTCTCTCAAATGGTGTTGCTGGCTATTATCAAGAGAATAGAGTTGAAGAGAGTCACACTGCTGACACATTAGGTGGCTTGTTTTTAGAGGTCAACAAATATCCATATCTTGAAATCTACATTGACAAAGTGAGAATATTCACAAAAGATGCTGAGACATTTGATCTCAAAATCTTTGATGTGATGACTGGTGCAGAACTGTTCACTCAATCAGTGACAACCAATGCTGGCACAATCACAGATGTTGATGTTGATCAGACATTCAAAACAGATGGACAAAAAACTCAGCTTTTCATTGCTTATCCTCAGCAGAATGTGACAACATACAGATCACAAATCAGCCAAAGAGGATGCAGTTCATGCATATTTGGTTCAACTTATGATGGTTTTATGCACAGACAAGGTGCAACAATTGGCTCATCAGAGACATTGAGCAAGAGCAATTTAAATCTTGGTGGTCAGACTCAAGGTGTATCAATCATCTACTCATTGAATTGCAGCTTGGACAACTTTGTATGCTCAATCAAAAACAGATTGCAATATTCATTGCTCTATTTGGTAGGTGCAAAACTGGCTGAGGAGATATTGTTCTCAAAGAATCAAAACTCAACCACAATCATCTTTCGTGGTGATGCCAGAGAAATGATGGAGAGATTTGAGAGTGAATACAACATGGCAATGTTTGGTGCATTTGATGATAATGGCAGAAAAATCAAAAAAGGTTTGCTTGATCAGATTGCATTGCCAAATGACATTTGTTTCAAATGCAAAAAGACTGTCAAAAGAAAAGTGATGATTCCATGATCTGATGGCAAATTTTGACTCCATAGATGCATATCAAGCAGCTCTGACAGCAAGAGCCAGAGAGATATTGTCTCTTCAGAAAGAGATTGCATTCAATGCAGCACAAGATGTGAATCAAAAGAAAGCTGACAGAATATTCATCAGAGGATTGAATGCCAATGGGCGAAATATTGGCACTTACTCAACAAAGCCAATCAGAATCTCACAGAAAAACTCACCAACACAGCTTGGTGGTAAGACAAAATACTTTGCTGGTGGCTATAAAGATTTTAAGCAATTTATTGGCAGAGGTGCAAAAGTGAATCTTGTTGTTTTCAGAAATCTTGAGCGAGATTTCAGAACATCATTGACTTGGCGTTCTGGAGAGTGGACAGAAGGTGTGAAGAGAAATGAGAATCTTGACAAAATTGGTGGCATTTTGAAAAAATATGGTGATATAGTTTTTGAGTTTTCAAAGACTGAAACAAAAAATTTCAATAAACTTGTTGAGCAAGTTCTCAACAGAAAAATGAAAGGCAATTGATTGATCAAATTGTGACATACATCAACAACAAGCTCACTGACATAAATGTGAATTATGGTCTTTGTGAGAAAGTGACTATTGATGAGAGATCAGTTGTGAAGCAGCTTGGTGAGAATGGTGCAATCATTGACTTTGCAAAAGTCAGCTCATGCTCATACATATTACCAAATGGCACAGTGACAGCAGAGGAGATTGATGGTGATGTTGGTGGTGGCTATGTTCAAAGATTAACATATCCAGTCAACTTGGTGATATTTAAAGAGAGATGTGAATTGCCAGAGCTTGATGAGATTTATCAAGTGAGTCAAAAGATTGTGACCAATAATGATCCAGCACTTGTGACTGACTCTGGTGCATTACAAGGTGCAAAGATTCAGATGACTGAGGCTTTGCATGATAAAACAGAGATATTTGAAAGAGATTTCAGTGAAAATGAAATGAGATTCAAGTTGAGTCAGATCATGATCAGCTTGACTCTTGACATCATTCTTGATCTGGATCTTGAGTGCGACAATATTAAATCATGTTAAAATTTTAAAAAATAAAAAATGGCAAGCTTAACTCAGTATTTAGAAGATCAGATTTTGAATTGGTTGAAAGGAACAACCTTTGCATCAGCACCAACGAATGTTTATGTTGATTTACTTGATGGATCTGGAAACTCAATTCTTTCAACAATCACTGGATCAGCAAACAGACAGTCAATCACATTTGGCACAATCACCACAGATGGCACTGGCAGAATCATGGCAAATTCAACAGACATCACATTCACTGCAAGTGCAGTTGGTGGAGCAACAGCAGTGTCTGCAAGTGTACATGATGCACAGACTGGTGGCAATGAGTTGGCAAGAGAAACTTTGGCATCAAGCAAAACGATTTCTGCTGCTGATGAGGTGAAATTCTCTGCTGGCAATTTGACATTTAAAATGGACTAAATGAGATGTTGCAAAGGCAAGTTTAACAGATTTAAGTTTGGCAACATTGCGATTGGTTTTGGTAATCTTCGCAAAACGAATGACACTGGCAGAGGTTTGAGAGTCAGATTCAACGGAGTTGGTTCTCTTTTTGGTCAATTGGCTGGTAGTTTGAGAGATTTCAGTGCTGATTTTGTTGGCTCTGGATCTTTTAGTGCTGATTTAAGCAACATTAAACAGCTTGATGCAAGCATTGCTGGTCAAGGAACATTGACTGGTGATTTGGCTGATTTTGCTTATTTACTTGATGATTACCCTAATGCGTCAGCAGCTTATTCTGTTCGTTTGTTAAGTTCAACTTATTCTGGACCTCTTGTGAGAATTAGAAAAGACACAGGAGGACAGCCAGAGAAAGACTTTTATGCAGATTCAAACAATGAGTTAAGTCTTGACAGTGAAGATGGTGGTAATACAAGGCTCGGCAATTGGATTGGAAGCAATGATGGATACATAGTGAAATGGTATGAACAAACCGAAAATTCTCTTGGTTTAGATTTAGCGCAGAGTTCAGCAAGTGCCCAACCGCAGATTGTAAGCGGCGGTTCGTTAAATGTGCTTAACTCTAAGGCTTCACTTAATTTTGACGGATCGAATTGGATGAATACGATTAGCCTTGATGTAGCGGACGGAATAGCGCAACCGTGGTCTGTAACTCATATAGGGAAGTCAAATACAGCGACTCCCGACGCTTTCGATGGTATATGGGCGAACCAAAATCTTGAAGCAAGATTATTATTCGACAATAGTACGCCAAGAAATCTATTGATTCAATGCGGATTTAACGGGTTTGATGGTCAGGTCGACACTAATCAACACGTTTTTAATACTATTTTGGACGCTCCTAATAATGTTGCATATTTATACAAGGACAACAGCCAACAAAGCGTAACTCCTAATACACCAACAAATAGAGCATTTAGAGGCTTAACAATAGCCGCTTTGAATTCAGGGGGAGCTTTAGCATCTAATTATCAATTTCAAGAGGTTATACTGTATCCTAATGAATTGGATGATATTAATGGTATTAATACGAATATTAATGATTTCTATAATATCTACACATAATGTACTACACAGGCACAAAATCACAAGTTCAATATTACATCAGCAAGGTTGATGATGGTGAACAATACAATGGTACAACATCTACATGGGCAAAGCCTTTGCAATCATTTGAAGATGCTGAAAAGTATGCAGTTATTAAGCATGATCAATATGATCATAGCAATATGACATTGAGTGAATCTTTGCCGAGTGAATTTGCAAATAATGAATTTGAATGATAATGTTAATTTTTTTAGTATGGAAAAAGAATACATTGAAAAGCTTGACACTGTCCATGAGAAAGTGAATGACATTCACAAGGCTTTGGTTGGAAATGATTATCATGATGGCTTGATTTCAAAAGTTAATGACATTGAAAAAACTCAGAACACTGCAAAAAGATACTTTTGGATGGGTGCTGGTGGTGTAGGTTTGGGAGCTCTTCTCTCACATTGGAAAACAATCAAAGGATTTTTTGAATTATGATGTTGAGCAAAAACTTGTCATTGGCTGAGGTTATCAAGAGTCAGACAGCGATCAGAAAAAACATTGACAACAGACCATCACTCAGACATCAAGACAACTTGATTGCAATTGCTCAAGCAGTATTTCAGCCATTGAGAGATTGGTATGGCAAGCCAATCACTGTGAGCAGTGGATACAGATCACCACAGCTCAATCAAGCTATCAATGGCAGTTTGAGCAGTCAGCATTGCAAAGGTGAGGCACTTGATCTTGATGTTGGTGATGAAAATTTCATGTTGTTTGATTACATCAGATTGAATCTTGACTTTGATCAAATGATCTGGGAGTTTGGTGATGATGTCAATCCAGCATGGGTTCATGTGTCATACAAAGTGAGTGGAAACAGAAAACAAATTTTGAGAGCTGTCAAGATTGATAGCAAAACAAAATATGAGCAATGGCAAGGTTGAGCAAAAAAGATTTGTCTTGCAACAAGCCAAAGAGAACACCAAATCACCCAACAAAGTCTCATGTTGTCAAAGCTTGTGAGAATGGCAAAGAAAAGCTCATCAGATTTGGTCAACAAGGTGCAAAGACTGCTGGCAAGCCAAAGAAAAATGAAAGTGCAGCAATGAAATCAAAGAGAAAATCATTCAAAGTTCGTCATGCAAAGAATATTGCAAAAGGAAAGATGAGTGCAGCATATTGGTCAAACAAAGTAAAATGGTAAAATGAGCAAAATTTTGGACACCATCAAAAGCTTTTCACCATCTGGCATGGTCAAGGAAGGTTTGAAAAACACTCTTGGCATCATGGCTGACAAAGGTGTTGAGATATTCACCAAAGTGCAAGATGGCAAGATTTCAATTGCTGAGGGTCAACAAGAGCTTGAACAATTCAAGTTGCAAATGCAAGCAGATGCAGAGCAAGCTGCTCTTGAGATGGACAAAGCATATTTGGCAGATAAAGCAAATGCCAGAAATATGAATCTTGGCATTCAAAGGTCTAAGAGTGCAAGCTGGCTTGCAAAAAACACTCCGTATTTATTGGCAATCACAGTGGTGTTGCAATTCTTGATAATGCTTTATATTATAGTATTTTATGTAATACCATCAGAAAATAAAGAAATATTTTACACTGCATTTGGTGCATTATCAGCAACAGTCACGACCATTATGATGTTCTTTTTTGGTGCTAATAAAGATACAAGTGACCAAAATGAAGTGATGAGAGAAGAACGAGAAATGAGAAAACAAGGTAAAAATAATTAGCATGAAAAAATTTCCTTTGATAGTAATTGGCATCACACTTGGTGTGCTGATCTCAGCAGTGATTGTTGGTCAATATACAGAGGCAGTGATTGCTGGTGCTGTGTTTCTTGCATGGTTGATCTTTTTCAATTGGATCAGAAAAAGAGAGAAAGATGCTCATTGATATTTGGCTCATTCCATTTGTTGTTTATTGGTTCACAAAAGCAGCACAAGATGCAATCATGTCTGATGGGCATGGCTTTGATCCAGATGCCAAGTACAAGTCACCAAAAGTGCCAGTTGATAAGATCAAGAACAAACTTTGGAAATTGTATCACAAAATCAATGGACTAAAATATCAAGAGAGATTTCCATTCTCAGCAACATTTCTGGTGATGTTCACTGATCTCTGGCATCTGTTTGGCACATTTCGTCATGTGTGTGTTGTCTGGCTTGCATGGCTTGTTGTTGAATCAACTGTGATTGATTTCTTGATTTTGTATGTTCTGGGCTTACTTGTTTTCAATATCTCTTTCAGAGTGCTGAGGCTTGTGGATTAAAAAAATTATATATTTTTTCACTTGAATTGCACAACTTTGTGAAAAAGTAGTATATTTGAGTATTGAAAAACAACAAACACGATGAAAACTTTTAAGCTAAGTATTTTTAAAGGACACGAATTAAAGCAAGAGAAAGTAGTAACTGTTAATTCACGTGAAGAATTACAGTTTGCTAAAAATGGTTTTTGGAGTGAATCTCCATACAAAAAACCTTTGTGTTGGATGGGAGTAAAGAGAGTTAGGTAAATAAAAACCTTACATTATCAAACAAACAAAGATAAAAACATTGACAGTATCAAGAAGATTTGAATTAATCACAAAACTTTCAACCATGCAAGTAATATCACAGCACACCTTTGGCACTCACACCAAGACAGTTGTCAAGCATCAATCTGGCAGATGCTTTGACATTCACAAACATGATACTGAATCAGTGTTCATTGTCTGTGGTCATGGCATTGACATCTGCTTTGGGCATCAGAGAGCATCTTTTGATGACTGTCTTGAGTTTATTAATGATTTTC